CATCGGTGTCCGCCTCAAAATTAAAGGGTTATGCTGATACAGCGTAACCTTGTGAACCAAACAAAGCAGTTTGACCAGCTGCGATAACAGCTTTTGATGGTGTTCCTACTCTGTAAGATACTCCAGCAGATGTTCTATTTTCATAAATCATCATACCTTCATTTCTCAATTTACCCACCATTTGTGCTGGCGATTTAAGGTCAAATGTGTTTCTTAGTGATTTCCAAGTTACAGTATTGCCTTTTGAAAAAAGGTTTCTTACCTTTTCAGTTTTTGATAGTTTAGCTTTTGCCATTGTGTTTGTCTCCTTCGACTTTTTATTGAAAAAATTAAACATAATTGTTCAACTCTCCTTTCATATTTGAGTTTAATGTACTCCTACAATTGCCAAGCAAAGCGTACTTTAGTAGTTTGATTGGCGAATTCTTATTTGTCATTATCTGGTTCAAAGTCAGGTGTAAAATGTATATCTGCCATATCAGCTAAATCTCTAACTTCGTCCTCTATGTCTTTTGAAAATGGTTTATGTGGTTTATGTTTTACATCTAACACTTTAGAATAATCTAGTCTAGCCGATTTACTTTTACCACTTGTGTTTAATGTAACCAATTTGTCTGTTAATTTCTGTGCTGGATGTGGTTTATTAAAGTCACGGTAAACCAGACCTCTAATTGTGTCTATTACAAGTGCCAAGTCTGCCGTAAATGCCAGTTGATTAGTTTTAATACCCATAGTTACAAACTTATCTAATAATTGATATGCAATATCATCAACATTTCCTTCTACAAATTCTTTAGTCTGTTCTTCGACTAAACGAGCATGTTCTTTTGGGTCAACTGGATGCTTAACTGTTTCTTTATTAGCAATTTTGTCCGTAGGAAATAAAATAACATTATCACTCACTAATGACTTCTCCCTTGAAGTTTACTTTACCTTTATCGGCATAGTATTCAATTAATTGATTATAACCACCAACCAACTCACCATCAATTTTAATCTGAGGCATAGTTCTAACAGGTTTACCAATGTCTTCTAACATTGCTTCTGGCGATTCAAAAGATTCCATTTTCTTTTCTTCGTATTCAAGGCCAAGTGTTTTCAACAAGTGTTTGGCCTTGTTACAAAATGTACAATTGTTTTTACTATAAACTATTATCGACATTTTTAGTTTCTTTCTTTAGATTATCCCATGTTTTCTTACTCTCATCATTTAGATTGTAAGCGTCAACAGCTTGTTCAACGGTGTAGTTATACATTTTGTTAAACTTGCCAAGAGGTAATCTCATACCAATCCATGTTCTATAGTAACCATTTTTTGTCATAGTTACATCTTGAGCAAAGATTTCATAACCTCTCACGGTTGTTTGTGTAATTGTATTCACTATAGCACTTTCGACTTCGGTCACTACAGTTTTAGTTTCTGTTTTACCAAGTTCTTTAATGAATTGTTTTGATTCTTTATTCATTTGACCCTTGATAATGTCTGCCAATTCTGATTTAGCCATCATTTTAGCTTTCTCAATTGACAATTGTAAATCTGGAGAAACAGATGTTGCAACACCATAGATACAAACTTTATCATTATCTTCACTTGTCCACATAGAAGTGTCGCAAGCTTTAGACTCATTAATATTAGCCATGTACCATGAAGGCACTTTGTCAACAGCAGTACCACTCTCAGATTTTATCTTATAGGTACTATTCATACTAGAACAGGCACTAAGACCTACAATAGCTACTAGAGCACCTAACTTCATTATATTATTTTTCATCATAATTTATCACTTTCCCTTACATTATATATTAACTCTTGTAGAAAGTCAAGCGTGGATTGAACATATGTCCAAGCGTCTTCACTAGATACATCATAAAGTATCACCAATACAAGAGCAACAATGATTAAATTTCTAATCATTATTTCACCTCCCATTCACCATTAGTATCCAAACATACTTTTCCTGGTGTTTTAAAAGCATGTCCTGACCGACTATAATATCGGCAGTATTCTGGAGTATTCACATCTACATAATAAAACTGAGAAAATAATTCCCAATAATTAGGACCATCATAAGCTCTACGACCATCACTACACTCCAAAATCTCTTCTTTAGTAATTACATCACCATTTTGTTTTGTAACCACTTTAATAAAACAATACTGACCATCAACTTTGTCTGGTTTAATAGACACAATTTCTGACCTTAAAATCTTCTCACCTGCAACTGCAATACCTGACATCAATAAAAATATAATTAATATAAATGTCCATGTCAAATATCTTCTCATATTAAATCTTGGGTCAAACATATTTCTTTAACTCTTCTATACTTTGTCTTGTATTATACATATCTTCTTCTAATTTGGCAATGGTGGATTGGTTATTAGTAATATCAATCTCCTCTTGCAATTCTTTCACTTCGTTCTCTAATTGTTCTATTCTATCTGAATATCTATCTGCGTACATTATGGCCTCTCAATCCATTGTCCATCTGGCATCTGACATGCTGTACCAAAAACCGTCTCTCTCTTAACGCCTCCAATACCAACCAGTGGCCAACTACTTGTTATATCAACTGTTGCATCATAATCCTTACATTTGATAGGACCTTGTGTGTATGACTTAGTAACATGTATGATACCTGAATTACCAGTTTTACTGTTATACCAATTCGTATAACTAGAACCAGTACCACTTGTGTTTAAATGGTCTACAAATACTGCGTTGTGTACATCATAATCTGAATTATACATCAACTCTGCACCAGCAAATGCACCAGCAACAGCACAAGCACCTGTTACAAATGGGTCTGTTGCACCCATTGTTACACAACCTGCAACTGCTGAAGCACCACCTGACATGGCACCTACATGTGTTCTATTAATACTAGAACAGTTACTTAGTGCCGGTAATAATAGTCCTAATAATACTAAACGCTGGATTCCACTTAGTTTCATTTTCACTCTTTGTTGGTATTGAGCAATGAGTAACTAGCAATGCCAGAATAATCACCATACTCACCTGTTTCATTATTATCATAATCTGATTTATCATTTGCGAGTAATAAACAATCAGCTTGGATTGTATCTATCAAGTTGTCAATAGTATTATCTCTTTCTTTTGACTTAGGCAAATCATACTTCATTCGCCTAAGGTCATCCGACATCTTTTTAATAGAGTCTATTTTATTACAAAAATCACTAATCTTGTGTAACATTATCTTTCACCTTATTCCACAATTCTTGGATTTGTAATTTATTATTACTAACTTGTTCTTTGCCTTCTTCCCAGCTTTCTTTTTGAAACTCAACGGTTTTTACCCATTCAGTTTTAAACCACTCTGTAACTGGATTTGCTTTAGCAATGCCTGTAATCATCATAAATGCTAGGCAAGCTACTACTAGTACCATTTTTTCTAAAAATGTCATACTTTCCTCCCTGCTGTTTTAAGGTCACTTTTATTTACCACCATATAAGGACCTTTGTTATATGCTGGTACGATAGTAAAGTTTTTACTTGCTTCTATCTTCCAAGAGTTGTCTGGTTTTGTACCACCACGACCAACATTGTTTGACATAGGAACATCTGATAAGGTTTTCTCTCTAGGTTCAAATGTTCTTTCTGCAATATTGATTGAATGGCGACTATCACGAGTCAACTTGATTTTACCATTATCATCACAATCAAAACCCATACTTTTAAGGTACTTAACATGTTTGCTAAGAGCCTCAAGGTAACTCTTCGTAGGTTTTTTGTTTCTTGCCTTACGAATTGCACCACTAGAATTGTTTGTGTAGATAATTGCCATTAGTTTTTACTATTTTCTTTTTCTGGTTCAAATTGAGACTCTGCTTTTTTCTCTGCATAAGTTTTACCAAATATAGACATATAAAAGTGGTCTCTAGGATTAGGTGATTGATAAGCAGTTAACAATCTATCAAATTTAATATCAACATCTCTGTAATACTCCGGATGTTTTGCTTTTAAAGCGATATGGTCTTTGAAGAATTGTATTCTATTATCGTGCCTATCATCTTTTTTCGATAATTTAATGTCTTTTAACTTAGCAACATCAAACTCTTTAAACAAATTGTCTTTATCATAATTAAACATAGTATCCTTTTGTTAGTGTTAGACTATACTATACCACAACCGATTGGAAAAGGCAAGCCGTAAAAAAAGCGTAAAAATACACGCTTTTCTCACTATTTTCAAAAAAGCAAGGCGCCAGGATGCGCCAGGATTGGCGAATCGAAGCTACGGTGTACTATCCTACCCCCTAGGATTGACATCTTTTTTGCTTTCTTCTTCCATCCACTTCTCAAACTCTGTAATCTTTTTTTCGTTATGAGCAATGGATACATCACAAGCTTTGACCGCCTCTTTTAAATTATCAAGGTTAATCAGCTCACGAATTTTTTTAACATCATCAATATGGTTCAGGACTTCAATCACTTTTTATCTCCTTTAGATTGGTCTTCCGAATTCATTAATAGTACAACATAGTGTACCGCTTTTAGTAGGTCTTTTCTATTACGACCATCTTTCTTACCAAACCTTGCAAGATATTTAATTGCATTGGCTTGACAAAAATCTTTGTCTATACCACA